ACCCATTTAGTATGAATAGCTTCGCAAGAAATTTTAGCTGTTTTAATATCACTTTTAAGTCTATGTTCAAAGTGTATAGGTTGCTCAAATGAAATGTCGCTGGGCTCAATGCGATGTGTAACTCGACCGTTGGCATAAACGTCTTGGTAGTTGGCATTAGTGAATCTGCCAGAAGTACGCAGGTAAAAACTCTTAAAGCCCAAATCTTTGCTTAGTTGTTCGGCTTCGGCAACTTGATGTTGGTTATGTTTAAAAGTGATATATTGCCAATGTGCGGTACCACCTGCTGTAATAAATGTTGTTGCATTTTTAACTACAGTAGCAAAGTCTACAGCCACACGGTATAAATGATTAGTGTCAGCTAATCCGTCAATGCCAAATATGACTTTGTCGTTGGCATCTAGTACGTCTGCTAACCCTTGCCATGTTGTACGTGATCCGAGTCCGCCGTTTGTGTGTATACTAAACTGTGCTTGCGTGTGCTGTTTCATGTAGTGTATTAATTCTACAAGATCGGGGTATGCTAATGCATCGCCTGTACTACCTTGGAAGTTGATACTGGTTAATTGTTGCCAAAACTCTACTGGAATTTGTTGTTTAATCACCGCTAAACTTAATTCGTCTTTGAGTGTACGGTTAACACTACCATCTGCAGGGGTGCGTAAACATTGAGGACATCGAGCCTGACATGTGTTTGTTGGCTCGATTTCTAGCCTGCGTAAATCCTCAAACTTGTACATAAAACCCTTAGAGGTTTCTATAGATGTCTAGCAATAAGTTCTTGTTAAACTGTTCACTGTCGATTGTGCTCAACTGGCTGTACACAATTTGATCTACAGATTCAAATTCTATGTTACCTTGTATTTCATAATCAGTTAAATCAGTTACCTTAGCTGGAATAATTGTAATTTCACGTAACTTATATGTTTCAATGAATGTTTCTTTGATAAAGGTAGCTTCTTCGTAACTGATATCAATGTCTAAATTAACTCGAACATGCATATTGGGTCGAAGCATAACTTCTGTGTGTTTGAGTACATCACTTAGTTGGAACACACGATACATAGGTTGATCGGGCCAAGCATGATATACAGGTTCTTTATCCCATTCTAGGATCATTAAGCCACGATCATCGTCGCCGGCGTCTGCATAGTTGTGTGGGAAACAATTACCTAGGTAAGTGATATTACCTTTAGTTTGACGTTTATGAAAGTGGCCAGAGAACACATGTTCAAATCCTTTCATATCGTTTTTAGGATCTACTTCACCGTGGTCCGGCATAGCAACCATGGCATTCATCAAGTACCCGGGCAATTCAAAGTGCCCAAACAAATATTTACCTTTTAATTTCTTTAACTTCTTGAAGTCATCACCTACCAGCCAAGGGGCAATAGTGACATCACCGATAGTAGTCCAATCGTTGCAAATATGGATGTTCTTGAGATGCTTTGCCCATTCCACGCTCTGTACATCTCTTTTATCCCGATAATACAAATCATGATTACCAGGAATAAAGAATACGGTTTCAAAATTATCATTTAAATGCTCCAGTGCTTGCAAGCTGTATTGAAGTGTAAGAATATTGATCGATGCACGATTATTGTGCCAATCGCCCAAGAACATGGCAGTATCGCATCCTTCTTCTCGAGCTTTGGCAGTTGCCCATTTAACAAAATTCAAACAGTCATCGTTGTGCGTTTGGCTGTTTGATTTTAATCCAAAGTGAATGTCAGTGAAGATCGCGGCCTTACGGAATAGATTAGTCATAGCTAATACTATACAGGTTTATTTTGATAATTGCAAGATCGATTTGCTCAATCGTCGTAGCCACCACCGTCACTGCCTGAACTAATTTTCATTCCCTGGCGTGTGTAACTTGGGCTTAGATTGTTCATTTCTAAAATATCATCTCGCAGATTCTGATTACGCTTCTCAATATTAAGTACTCGAGTAAAACTATTAGTAATAGCGGCAGTATAATAAGCAAAAGGGTTTTGTGATTTAAATTCATCAAATTGCAGTCCAATTTGCGATAATTGAAGTAGTGCTTGACTACGCATTTCATCGTTGTAAGTATAACCACGCCAGTTACTGCGTGTAGCGTAACGTTCGCACAATTTAATAAACATGTGTGCCAACTTAGGAGTCATTTTTCCGTGTTCACGGCTAAACTCACCCTTTTTAAGTGTACCCTTCCAGTGGCTCTTGCCCACAATAATTGGTTCGCCCGCATCGGAAACCTTGTAATGAAAGAAAGGGGGAAAGTTACATTTGACGTATTTGGTATTGCCAGCAATGTCTAGTTCATCATCGTCATACTCTGACCGAACTGGGGCGTCATCATCTAGTTCATATGCTTTGACAGCGGCTTTACGTGATTTAACATCATCGATTGGGATATGTTCCCACGTCATTACCCGGAACACTATATCTGTGTCTGCAACATCTTTGAGTTTGACTTCAAATTCAGCAAGTTTGGCTTTTGTACCATCTGCTGTAGCGGCTTCGTGCGCTAACTTAGCTAACCGTTCAGCGCGATCTTTACGAGCTTGCAGTATATTCTTTTTGTTTATTTTAGCAACATCTGGAAGAATCATGTCGTATGCATTATCTTCTATATCGTCAAAACAACAATACGATGTTTTGCTTTTGTGGATCTCTTTTAAAATATCTTTATTATTGAGATAGTTATTACGTGCCATTTAGTTGTTTCCTTAACAGTTAGTGCATACTAACATATTTACGTTTCAAAGGTCAACCTCTTTATAAAAGTAACATAATATTAGCCGTTTATATAAGGTAATAAATACTGTATAAACAGGATCTAATTATGCCAGTATTACCAAATTCAGTGCTACCAGGAGCCAGCGGCGGAACCGGCGGCTTTGGCGCCCAAATTGGCTCGGCAGTAACCTCCGGGCTACTGGGGTCTGTTGGACTGAGTGCCGCAAGCACCCGCCAAAACGTGGCTGATATGTTTAAGTACAGCGACAAAACAACAGGCCCAAGTCCAGTATTAATTTACCCAAATGCCTCAAACGATTGGCGTGTTAGAGTTAGTTTAGCACCAGGTAGTAATTACTTTTACAATGATCCTAGTAATATTTTATTAAGTCCATTAATCAAAGAGACAGGCGGCGGCACCAGTGCTATACAAGGACAAGTCAGCAATATTTTTGCCAGTGGCGGATCTAAGCGTGTAGGTGTTGTATTTCCCTATACCCCACAAGTAACCGTAACTCATACGGCAAGTTACACACCAGTTGAATTAACACACAGTAATTATAAACACTATGCTTATAATTTCTCAGAAGTTGCCGCAATTTCTCTTAATGCAACCTTCACAGTACAAAATGTAAATGAAGGACAATATCTATTGGCAGTAATATATTTCTTCAGATCCTGTACAAAAATGTTTTTTGGCGCAGACCCGATGGCCGGTAACCCACCTCCTATTGTGTATTTAAATGGCTACGGTCAATACTATTTGCCTAATGTACCTTGTGTAGTTACAAGTTTTAGTCACACTATGCCACCGGAATGCGACTACATAGATATTCCTGAGCCAGCCGCAACCAACAAAGGTTATAATCCGCAATTTCAAAATTATAGATTAAACAGCACCCGTATGCCAACTACTAGTACAGTAACACTGAGTCTGCAACCAGTTTACAGTAGATACGCACAAAGCCAAGGCTTTAGTCTTGCTGATTTTTCAGCAGGAGCATTGGTTAATAGGTCAGGCGCAGGAATGCCATCAAGCGCATTTGGTGCAACACAACAGCCTGCAAATGCGTCCAAGGGCGGACAAAATGGAGGATTCCTATAATGTCGGCGTCTTATAGTAAATCAAGTCTATATCATGGCACAAGTACGTGGGGACCATTTCTTGATGTGTGGTCCGGAAAAACAATACCAGCTGATGTAACTGATGCAGTATATCAAATTGATTCGGCATATAATCTTCGTCCAGATCTATTAGCATATGACATGTACAAAAATAGCGGATTATGGTGGGTATTTTCTGTACGCAATCCTGATATCTTATTAGATCCTTTATTAAGTTTTACATCTGGGACAATAATCTACGTGCCAACTCTGGCAGTAGTTAATCAAGCCATTGGGTATTAATCAATGAGTGTAAAAAAACCAATACCAACAGCATTAGTACCAAACCCGCTACATAAATTTGCATCGTACACCTATGCATTGAGTTTGTGGTGGCTTGATATCGACGATTATAATGGCCTAGCCAGCGAAGCTGACGTTAAAGGCGCAATGGAATACAAATTAACTAAGAGTTATGTATTGGCCGAAGATTCGGGGCTGTACCCTCGACAACGCTTGCCGGGAACAGGGGGATTAAATTATAACCTAAGTGATGTAGAACTAGTAACACATATACAACCAGCAACCGATCGTGGTCAGACCAATAATTTATCGTGTAAGTTTAAAATTACAGAACCGTATGGATCAACTTTGTTAGACGTACTAATAATGTACGGACTAGAAAAAGGTGTTGACTATATAGATCAACCATTCCTTTTACAAATTGAATTTTTTGGGTACGATGATCAAGGAAATCAAGTTCCAAAAAGCGAAACCGACAAATTTATGAAAAGATATCCTATTAAAATATCTGGTATGAAAGTAAAGGTCGGCGTAGAAGGATCTTCATATGCATGTACAGCAAATCCTATATCGTTTGAAGCATATTCATCGGTTAATTGTAAATTACCGAGACAGATAAATGTTGCCGGTGCAACATTTAAAGAAGTATTAGACGAACTAGCAAAAGAATATAACAAATATTATGCTACCGAAGTTGCTCTAGGACATAGAAAGTTTGCAAGCACATTAAAATTTGATATTGATAAAGATATACAAGAAAGCAAAGTAACTAACCCAAAGACTATGCCGTTAAGTCAAGTTACTCCAAGTTCTCAAGATGCGGCCCTTGGAAAAGCACCATTTATCTTTACTGCCGGCGAAGATATAAATGACATTATACAGAGATTATTTGCACAATGTTCGTTTTGGACCGACGACCAACTTGGAATATACCAAGTAAAGCCAGATGCCAATCTAGGTACTATTGTTAACACATATAAAACCACAGTACAAAGTTTAATACAAGGTACTGATGGCGGCGGCGGTGTCTCTACTGGTGCAGCCGCTAAAGACATTGCCCGCGGCAAATTATCTTACGCATTTACTTATAGAATACATCAACATGCAACCTTTGGCGGACGGCATACAATAGATCCAGGTCAATTCTCGGATGCTAGGCGGTTTGTAACTAAGCTGTATAATTATACCTTCACTGGGCAAAACACTGATATTTTAAAACTTGATATAACTCTCAATCTGGCATACTATACTGCTGTAATTGCGTATGCTAACAATGTTGGTGCCGGACAAGTTACAGCAGAATCTAAGAAACAGAATCAGGCAGAATATGTGGCGTCTAGTGGATATGCACTAACTCCAAGTTTTTTAATTAATTCAATATTACCACAGTTAAAAAATACTCCTGTTATTGCACCTACTAGGATTGAAACCATAATAAGTGACATGAGTATATCGCAGGGACTCAGAGGCCAGGCAAAATCTATCATAGGTATGGATGTGCTAAAGTCTAAACAACAAAAAACTGACGCAGACATGCTTGTAATTAAGCTAGACATTGTAGGAGATCCTACATTAATGAAACAAGACGACTGGTTATATAGTCCAAGTCCCAATACGTCAGGTGACTATAATAACTGGCATACTTTAAGTCAGGCTGAGTTTGCTAATAAATATGGCCACATCCGTATGGATATTATGCCAGTGGTAATTGGCCTACAGATCAATACTCCGGTTGATGCCGACAACGAATACTTAAATACTGGCCTAACATTTCCGCCAATGACTCGTAACGGTACTAGTAGTTCAGTGTTTAGCGGATTGTATACAACAACAACCATTAATAATGTATTTTCAAAAGGCACGTTTACACAAACTGTTAACTGTGTACGCATTGACAATCAAGAATACAATGCAGGTTCGGCGCCAGTAACCAACGGGTCTTCAGCAACAAGCACAAGCCAAGATAATCAGCGCGAATCAACAGAGACTAACAAAACAACTAATAAGGTTATAACACCTACAAAACCTGTAATAGTAACTCCGGTAGTTCCGCAAACATTACCTAGTATAGTAACTGGGAGGGACAATCCGTTGGCAACACCTGGCGGCATGGACTTTACCGCAGGAAACTTTTAAGGAATAATCAATAATGGCAACTAATGAAAGATATCGAGGTCCGAGTAAAACTGCAAAAGCAGACAGTAAGAAAACTGGCTCTAGTGTAGATCCAGGACCATACGAAGCAATCGTCCAAGGACACGTTGAAGGCAGTCGTATGGGACAGCTAATCGTTACTATCCCAGAATTTGGCGGAACAGTTGAAAACCCAGAAGCCGGTGGCAATTCAAATCAAATTGTTGTAAGTTATGCAAGTCCTTTTTACGGAACTACATTTGGCGCCGACGCAGGAACAAATCCAGATAGCGCATTAACCTCAGGACAAAGTTATGGTATGTGGTTTTGTCCGCCAGACATCGGTAATAAAGTATTAGTTACGTTTGTTGCTGGTGATATGCAACGTGGTTATTGGTTTGCCTGTATTTACGATAGCCCAAGTCATCATATGGTGCCTGGCATTGCTCGTAACATTGGCGGAAGCGAAAATACTAAGCCAACTGGCATAGGCGCATTTGACGAAATAATTAAAAGCGACTCAAATGCCCCGGTTAGTGAATATAATATATCATCGGAAGGCGCATTTGATGCCGACGGACTAATTAACACCCCAAGGTATACACACCCTGGTGCTATGTCATCATATGTTCGACAAGGATTAGATAGAGATAAAGTACGTGGTGCTATTAGCTCAAGTAGTATGCGAGAAGCCCCAAGTAACGTTTATGGTATTAGTACACCAGGGCGTAAAGCTACACCAACTGATCAAGCACCCGGAAACGATGAAGTTGTATTTTTTAGAAATGCTGGACATAGTTTTGTTATGGACGATGGCGACAAGGACGGAACAGATCAACTAATTAGATTGCGTACCAGTGCTGGACATCAGATATTAATGAACGATACTGAACAAGTTTTATATATTGGTAGTTCTAGTGGTAGCCAATGGTTAGAGTTTAGTCCAAACGGGTCTATAAATGTATTTGCCGGTGGCGGATTTAATATGCGTAGCAGTGGCCCAATCAACATGCACAGTGACACCAATATCACTATGTGTGCGCCACATATCAAAATAGATGCAATACCAAACATCAATAGTGTGGCTGGCCCAAACAAGCTG